TCAAATCTTCGTTTTATTTAATATTTTTTTAATCTCTTTAAGACTTTTTTCCAATTCTTTTATCCTTTCTGAGTCCGGATTCTTCGGACCTTCTTCGTTCAGAAAATCCACATCAACATTTTTATTGACAAGTGCATTAAGATCTATTTCGGGGCAGTTTTCATTCAATGCTTCGAAGAAATCTTGTGAAAATCTGTTTCTACCATTCAACATTGCAGACAATGTTACCCTGTTTATATCTAATTTTTCCGCTAAATCTTTTACTTGAAGATCATTTATTCTGAGATAGTGGTAAATTTTCTCACTGATTGTCATATAGTTATGTTTTTTTATCAAAAATAAATACGTTACCTATTGCATCGTAAGATATAATAAGTAACTTTGTCACAATAAGTAACGAAGTGTCACAAAAGTAATGAAAAGTAACAAGGTAAAAAAAATTGATTCCAATATTGCTGAATCCTTTGAAATCATCGATGATTACTTGCCGAAACGTTATGTTTCGAAGGTTTTAGAATTAGTTCCCGATGCAACGGAATCTATAATTAGACAGGTGAAGTCACGTAAATCAGGTGATTTGAAAATCATTGCAGCGCTTCTTAAAGTTGCAGAAGACAGTAAATCAATTTTAAAAAAATAATTATAAATGACTTCAACAAGGTTATATCCAGGGATGCGTGACGGCTCCTTAGAAATCTTCTATATCAAAGAAGAAAATAGGCTCATGGCGATCAAAGGTGGTCGGGTCTTGGGCTACGAAGAACTTCCTCCGGAAGACACAAAATTTTTAGATCATATTATTGATTCTGAACATGCAACAAAAGAGATACTTGAAGAGTGGTTTCCTTCACGCATAGAGCAAAAAAGAAAGTTAGCGGAGTGCCGCTTTGGAGGCTTGAATTTCACTCCCGATTACATGAATGGAACACATGCTCCAGATTCTTTTGATTGTCCTTTAAAAGATAATTGCAAGGGGTTTGGGAAAGTGTGTAAGAATATTGAATACAAGGGTTTTCCTTTAGCTCCGTTCGATGAAAAAGCAATAAGTCTTTTGATATCAGCTAAAAAAAACACTGTAATAGCTGAAGAACTAAAAATCCCATTAGGTTCTTTCGAGGTATACAGAACAAAATTATATAATTCACTTAGAATTTCAACGAAACAAGAACTGGCCAGCGTAGCGTTTATTTTGGGCTTGATCTAATTATTAACCTCCCCCGTTTCGGCGGGGTTTTTACAAAATATGATAACGAAAAAAGTTACAATAAAGCTTGATGAGCGCGGAACAATACAACAAATCCGTGAGATAGAAAGCGAAGATGAACTATATGCGTTTTCAAGAAAATTGAGAATGTATTTTGAAGCTGGATTTATCATTATTTCCCATGATGTCCGAGAAGCAATGAATGACAAATTAGATAAAATATATAGAAATTTTCAGTAGCTCATATTTAATTGAGTTTCATGGTTATTAGTTTTTACCCGGCCGGCATTGGCTGGCTGGGTTTTTATCAACAATTAAAAAATTACTTTATGAAAAAGCATTTAATAATTCACGGAGATACTTTATCAGGTAAAAGTCTATTTATAGATATACTGTTTAGTGGAAATGAAAATATTTGGAGAGTAAATTGTCGGAGTATAACGGTAATGGAAGATCAGTTCTTATTTGATTTTCCAGGAGAATTTGTTCCGGAAATTATACATTTTACTGATGTTAATATAAATATTCCGTTAGATTTTTTTTATAATTATTTGGGTCAAATAGTTGTTAACAGGAGATTTAGAGAACTTTTTGTAATGGATACACCAATATTAGTAATAGAATATTCGGAAGAGTTTAAAAATATTCCTGAAGATGGCTCTTTTGTAAGAAGATTTGATGTGATTAATACTAATACAATTCCTTATAAAGAACTTATTCAATACTTAAATCATAATAAAAATACAGGCTTTAAGTGTAGTGTTTGTGGGTGGAATAATTGCCATTGTCTGAATTGTGGAAGTCAAAGGAAGTCCTCAGCTTGGTTTAATAAGGATCTGTGTTTTGACTGTGCTTCAATCACTTCAGAAAATACTACACAATAGATTATGAACTCAAAACTAAAAAGCTTTGTGCTATCATTTATCCCAACGGTAGACCCGGTTGTTACTGTAGGAGATTTTATGAAAAATAATAGAACGGGAATGTCTTGGTATTCTATTAAAATGGAAGAGAACCATGAGAAGTGGAAAAAATGTAATTGTGGTAATGAAGAAGATCTTCGACAGACATGGCATTGTTCCTCGTGTGGGGCCGTCCTTTTTACTCCAAAACAAAAATAATAATGAAAAAATATTTAGTGTACGCCATCAGAGACTTTGGTGCCAAAAATAAGCTTGAAAAAAGTATTATGGATTTACTAACCCTAAACAATCGGATGTTGGTAGAGCAAAAAGATCTTGAAACTTTTAAAAAAAATATTATCGCTCAAATTAATTTTCTCAATCAAGAAAATAAAAGGTGTGCTCCAAAGAATGTTTCCTGGTGTAAAAAAGGAACTAAGCACAAGGATTTTAGTCTATCCGGTATTGCATGCATTTCATTTAATTTATATGAAATCAAGAAAACGTACGAAATAGAAAGTTAAACCTAAAAAAATAAAATATGGATAATAATACTTTAATCAAAGCCAACAATTTAAATACAAACACGGAGATAATGATGAATTTGCTTTCGATCGAACGCCTCAAATTATTTTAAATGTTGATGATATGGATGGTGGTAGAGAAGATATTCCTTTACCGATGATCTTAAGCGAAGCTCTTATCGTTTTATTGAAGTCTGAAATTGAGAAGAATTTATTAGAAGCAAAAAAACAATTTGAAGAAATATAATTATGTCAAGTAAAAAACATCGAAAAAGACTTAAGAAAATCCATCAATTTAAGTCTGCATTTAATAAGGGATTTGGCTCTGCAATGGGTTTCGTACGTGCGATTAAAGAATTAGCAAAGGCAATCGAAGCTGCTAGATTTAATACTGAACAATTTAATAAAATGTACCATGAATATAGACGCTATCAAATCAGGAACAGAAGAACACTACAAATCAGAAGGTTTAGAGGATCAATTTAAAGAAAAGATTAATAATCTAAAATCTGATATTGTCCGGGATTATGAAAAATGGAAGGGCGGAAATCCTCTTAAGAATTTCTCAGATTTCAGAAGCGAATCAATCGAAGAAATGAAAGCAGGAATGCAATTTTTAAATGAAATCCTTTATGTAGGAGTTTTTCTCAATGCACTGGATGCCATAGTTCCAGAAAAAGATTTATAGAAACTAATAACAAGAGTTACGTATGTCATCATTTCCAATTAATCAGGAACAGATTTTCGAAGCAACAAACGGAGGCTGGGATTTAATCGAAAGATTTCTTCCGGAAGCTAATATCAATAAACACTTTAGAATAAGAAAGGAAGGTACAGAAAGTGCCAATGTTTCTAAGAATAATGGGATCTACTTTGTGAAAGATTGGGGAGATCCCGGAGGCTTCTTTTCTCAATCAAAGCATGGTATTCATATTTATTCTCAGTATACAGGAAAAACTTATTTTGAAAGTCTTCTTGCATTGGGAGAGGAGCTTAATCTTATTGATAAAACCAAAACAAGAGTTAAAAATATCGTCAAATGTAAGTTCACTGAGTATGATGGTGTTGAACTTAACAGCGATGGTTTTGCATATGTTACTAAAGAATTTACGCCATATGAGCTTGAAATTTTGGGCCCGCTTGTAACTGCTGACATCTGTAAAAAATACAGACTCTTCTCTTTGGAATCTTACAGTTGGATTAAAAAAGTTGAAAACACACAAAAAGAGTTCTGTGAGGTAATCACGGTTACCAGTTCTGAAACATATCCGATTTTAGCTTTTATTATTTCGGAGGGCGGTGGTAAACCTAAAGTATCGCTAAGAGGACCAAAAAAAGATGTAATGGTTGAGCCCGCAGATCCTTCCCGGGAATGGTTGAAGATTTACCAGCCAAAATCTGCCGATAAAAAATATAGGTTTTCATATTTAGGAAAGAAGCCGAAGCAACATATTTTCGGTTTAGATATCCTAAAAAGTATGACGGTCGAAAAAGAAGATGTACTTGATGATGATGGTCATGCCACAGGTGAAGTTAAAGATAAAATCACCAAGCTAAAGAAATTGATTATTTGCTCTGGAGATAGAGATTCAATCAATATGGCTTCAACGGGTAAGGCTGATGCTGTTGTTTGGTTTAATTCAGAGACTGCAGATATTACAGAGTCAGATATAGGATTATTATTTAAACACTCACATGATGTAATAAACGTTCCGGATCTTGATCCTACGGGGATCGAAGCCGGAAAGAAAATAGCCTTGGAACATATGGACGTAAAGACTGCATGGCTTCCGGAAGAAATAACAAAACGTAAAGATTTTCGTGGAAATGCATTAAAGGACTTTACTGACTTTATGAAAATAAACAGCAGCTTTGATGATGATCTTCAGCTGGAATTAAAAAGGAAAGTAGAGCGTTTCTTAGAACTTGCAAGACCGGGAAAATTCTGGAGCGGCAGCTATAACAAGAGTCGAAATACCATGGACTATAAAATAAATTATAAAAATGCCTTCAATTTTTTAAAGCTCAATGGCTTCTCCAGGATAAAAGATGAAAACCGGAAAGATGGATTTTATTTTGTGAAGCAAGACAAGCATATTTTAAAGGAAGTATCCGCTCAGGAGATTAAAGATTTCTTCAATAGTTTCCTTGACGAAAAGCAGAAAGAAAAAGGTTTAGCCCTGTATCCAGACGATTTGTTAAATATGTTAATTGGTTCTGAAGCCGTTTCCGATAAAAAGCTTGTCAATCTTGAAACAAAAGATTTTGATTTTACTGATCACACTTCCAAAAGTCAATATCTGTTTTTTGATAAATTCATCTGGGAGGTTACCGCCGATAAAGTAGAGGAGATTAATAAAGGCTACAGCCGTTATGTCATGGAGGGCGATATACTCAATAATATTATAAAAAAGCAGACAAGGCATACGCTTCAAAGCCGGGCGATTAAAATTGAAGCGCATTACATTGATAGCGATGGGAAACTAAATAGAGGCAATCCTTTTTTTGACATTAAAAAAGATCAAAATAATAATTGGGATGTAAACATTTATCGGAAAGATTGCGACTTTATGAATTATCTGATCAATGCTAGCCGCGTTTATTGGAAGGAAGAAGTTCAGAACTTGCCGCCATCAAAAAGAGAAGAATATTTCAAAGAAAACAATTTTGTCCTGGACAAGTACAAACTCGAAGGTTCTGATGTTGGTCTAGATGATGATCAGGTTTACGAGCAAGAGGTACATTTCGCCAATAAGGTTTATGCATTTGGGTATTTACTCCACCGTTTCAAAGATCCTTCAAAAGCCTGGTGTACTTACGTTATGGATAATGAAGTTGTTGATGATAATGAATCGCACGGTAGAACTGGTAAGTCTTTACTTTTTAATAATGGAATCCGGCTCTTTATGAACTCAAAATATATGGGAGCTAGAAAGAAAAATTTACTTGAAAGCGATTTCCTATATGACGGAATAACCGAACAGACCGACTACGTTCTTTTTGATGATGCTGATAAGAAATTTCAGTTTAACCAATTGTTTACCGACATCACAGGAGATCTTAATGTCAATCCGAAAAACCAAAATGCGTACCTGATTCCATTCCATCAATCTCCAAAGTTTTGCATTACGACAAATTATGCTCCATTTGGTCTGGATTCATCTACAATGGAAAGGATTCTGTTTGTTTCATACTCAGATTGGTATCACGGGGCGAAAGAAGATATGGAAGCGAGGTCTCCTTTGAATGATTTTCAAAATAGATTTTTCACCGAGTGGGATGATAAGCAATGGAATCTCTTTTTAAATTTTTCCGTTCAGTGTCTGCAGTTCTATCTGTCTACAAAAGATAAGGTTGGGGCCCCACAAGGAAATATCAAAAAGAGAAATCTCATTACTGAAATGGGTCCTGTATTCCTGGAATGGGCAGAAGGGTATTTTGTTGACGAAAAACTCAACAGTGAGGTTAATAAAAAAGAAGCATTTAAAAACTTGATAGATTATAATCCTTCAGTAAAAAATATTTCAGCAACATTATTTAAGAATAAGCTTAAACAATTCTGTGAACTGAAAGGATACATTTTAAATCCTGCTGATAAATTAACAACCTCAGATGGTAGAATCATGAGAAGTTTTAACGGAGTATCTACTGAATATATCTACTTAGCTTTTCTTGAGGGACCTTTCGGAGTCGGTGAAACTCATGACACAAAAGATAGTGATCGTGATAATGATTACCCTTATTAAAATAAAATAATGGAAACAAAATTTGCACAATGGCCGCCTTTCAGATCCGATTTACGGAAGCAGTTCGGATATCTGAGTTTTAATTGTACGCTGATCAATTTAGACATTATTGGAATAAAACTCCTTAAGTCCGGCGAGGTAGTGGCAATAACCTACAGGGGAGCCCGAAAAACAGGTTTTATTTACGAAGGCGGCAAGTTGACGGATCAACAAGTTTTCAGAGCTTTTACCGATGTCCCTTTGGATTATAATGAACTTGAAAAATATGAGAAGGAATACCTTGGAAGGATTGAAATACTGGCTCCTCCAAAAGATAATTATGTCTTTGTGAATGAGCAGGAAATAATGAAAAAATAGAATTTATTAATGTAAAAATGTAATACTGTAATGAAAAACAAATTTATAAATCTTGGATCTCTCGCAATAAGCCTTCTATATGTAGATCTATTCTGTGGAGCTGGCGGAACTTCTACCGGGGTTGAAACCGCAAAGATCCACGGAGAAAAATGTGCAAAGGTTATTGCATGTGTTAATCACGATGCGAATGCAATAGCCTCACACGCTGAAAATCATCCAGAATCACTTCACTTCACAGAAGATATCAGAACATTGGAATTAGGCCCGCTGGTTGAGTACGTGGGAGAAATGAAAAGGCAATACCCTTTTGGAAAGCTTGTACTTTGGGCTTCATTAGAGTGTACGAATCATTCTAAAGCTAAAGGAGGAATGTCTCGTGATGCGGATAGCAGAACTCTTGCAGATCATCTGTTTAGATATATTGATGCTTTAGATCCGGATTCTGTACAGATAGAAAATGTTGAAGAGTTTTTAATCTGGGGGCCGTTGATGGAAAAAATAATTCATAAAAAAGACACTACCTACTGTCCTTTAGCTATAAATAAAAAAGTTTCGTATAGGCTTATGCCCGTTTTTACTGATTTTTTCAATCCAGACTATCCTACTGAACCTAAGGTTATAACCAAAAAAAAGACGTCATATTGCCCTCTTAAAAAGGTTAAAATAGAAGATGTTAGTCTTCTTCCTACGTGGGTGCCTATTAAAGAAAGAAAGGCTGAATTTTATAATGCTTGGATTAAAAAAGTAAAAGATTGTGGCTATAATTATGATTATAAACTTTTAAATGCGGCTGACTTCGGATCGTACACTTCCCGAAAAAGATACTTTGCTCAATTTAATAAGCCAGGATTTCCTACATTATGGCCTAACCAGACTCATGCTAAAAATCCTTCAGCAGATTTGTTTGGCAAAAAGCTTGAAAAATGGAAAGCCGTAAAAGACTTATTGGATTTTGAAGATGAAGGGAAAACTATTTTTGACAGAAAAAAGGATTTAGTTGAAGCAACATTAGAAAGATTCTACGAAGGATTAATAAAGTTTGTTGCTGGCGGGAAAAATAAATTTTTAGCTCAATATAATTCTGGAAATGCTAAGCATAGAGTGAGTAGTATTGATGAAATATGTAATACTATAACCACAAATAACAGATTTTCACTCGTTCAGCCAAAATTTCTTACAGCATATTACGGAAATGGCTTTGTTTCATCTATAGAAAAACCTTGCCCGACGGTTACAACCGGAGATAGGTTTAATATTGTAAGGACAAGTTTTATAGATCAGCAATTTGGTAAAAGTAAACCAGCTTCCATCAATACAGTTCTGGGAGCGGTGACCACAAATCCGAAGTATTCAAAGGTTAACGTGGAGTGGGTAATGAATACTAATTTTAAAAATATTGGCAGCAGTATAAACGATCCCTCTCCAACAATTACCGCAAATAGGAAATGGCATTATCTGGTAGATGCACAATATTCTCGTATAGGAAACAGTATTGAAAAGCCGTGTTTTACTCTTATTGCGAGAATGGACAAAACTCCACCATATTTGATTGAAATTAATCAGAATAATAATGATCTTCCTTCTTTTATTAGAATCATTGGTGACACGGTTGTTTATGAAATCTATGAAGACGATTCTCCAATGATGAAAAAAATTAAAGAGTTTATGGCTTTGTATGGATTGAAGGATATTAAAATGCGTATGCTGAAGATACAGGAGCTTAAAGAAATCATGGGATTCCCGAAAGATTATGTATTGATTGGAACTCAGGCAGACCAGAAAAAATTCATCGGAAATGCCGTGGAAGTAACAATGGCAAGGAAGATTTGTGAAGCCACCGCAAAACGTTTGTTTGAACATCGAAAAGCAGCATAATGAAAAAATTATTAGTTACTGTTTCAGGCGGAAGAAGTTCAGCATTTATGGCAAGGCATATCCAGACTTTCGAAAAATACAAGGATTTTGAAAAGGTATATGTGTTTTGTAATACGGGAATGGAGCGTCCAGAAACAATTCAATTTCTAAAAGACATTGTTCATCACTGGAATATTCCCTTGAATATAATTGAGGCAGTGTTTGGGATGGTTCCTGGTGTCGGTATATCTCACAAAGTTGTAGATTTTGAAACGATGGATATGCACGGGAAAGTTTTTTCTCAATCAATAGCCTACATGAATAAAATAAATTGGCATGGTGTTCCCAATTCCGCAATCCCCTACTGTAGTAAATATTTAAAAACTGAACCCTCTCACCATTTTGCAAAGGCAATTTTCGGAAAAGAAAAATTTATAAAAGCAATTGGTTTCAGGGCTGAAGATATGCCTAAAAGGATCAGCTGGCCAGAAATAGCAGAAGAGGAATTCAGAATATTTCCAAATCTAACAGATTTTGAAAACCCGATCACTCAATTTGATTTGAACTTATTTTTTGACAATGAGCCTTTCAAATTGAAATTACATTCAAAGATTGGTAATTGCAGGTTTTGTTGGAAGAGGGATAATAAATTAACCGCGGATATTATCAGGATGCAATTTGAAGGTGATCAGTACTTTGTTGACTGGCATAGAAATGAAGAAGCCAAATTTGGGAATACATTCTTCCGAGATGAACTCACAATTGATGATCTGGTTAAAATGGCACAAAGACCATTTGTGGGACAAATAAACTTTGAAGAATATCAAGATGATGATTTTAAATGCATCTGCAATTTTTAATAAATATGAACATCAAAAAGCTGCATAAATGATATTAACAAGATTAGGTAATAAAAGAAGGATGAGTAAAGAATTAATCAGTCATTTTCCGGAGCACAGAATGCGAATAGAATTATTCTTTGGTGCTGGAGGTAGTTTTTTTTATCTGCCAAAAGCCAAATATACTATTGTAAACGATTTAGATGATGATGTGACAAACCTTTACATGGTTGTTCAAAATCATCTAAATGAATTCAGAGAGCAAATAAGAATAGTTCCATTGACTGAAAGCTTAATGAAGCACTGGAGGATAAACAAAGAAATAGATCCTATAAAAAAAGCTTTGAGGTTTATCTTTCTTTCGAATTTTTCATACATGGGGAAAGGTGATACTTTACGATTAGGGTTAGATAATGCAAAACAATCTGTATTAAAAAATCTCGATAAAACATTTCTTCTTCTCCAAGATGTTAAAATAATGAATCGAGATTTTAGAGAAGTTTTACCTGCTATTAGTTTTAGTAAAGGCTTAAATGACAGAGAGAAATGTTTTGTTTATTTAGACCCTATTTACCACGATACTGAACATTATTACAGTGTGCCAAAATGGAGTGAAAAAGATTCGATTGATTGTCTGGATTTGATGGTTGATTGTGGTATAAGATCAGCGATGTCGGAATTCGATAGTGACTTTATAATTGAAGAAGCTCAAGCCAGAAATCTAAATATAATTCCTTTGAAAAGTAGGGCAAATATTAAAAATAGAAGGACCGAAATATTAATAACAAATTATAATAGTCAACAGCTTTTTACTGTATAATATGGGAAAAGAATTTATCACCCGGATAATCGAATCTTCGGGTAAAACGAAGACACAATTTGCCAATGAAATTGGAGTGAATAAATATACCGTAGACAAATGGCTTGCCGGTATTTACAGACCAGATGCTGCCAATCAGGAAAGCATTAGGCTAAAATTTAAAAGAGAAATTGCGAAACTCTATAAATAATTCCCAGAAGATAAAAGGACAAAAACCTTAATAACGGAATGCCGATGCCGTTTCTCAAGTAGGCGAAAAATAAAAACTTTTTTTTATGAAAAAATTATTAATGATCAGTGCTTTTGCACTGGCACTGGCAACGTCTTGCCAAAATGAAAGTTCAAATGATGATTTTGTAAACACTCCTATAGGAAATGTTGAAACTACATCAAAAAAACCTTTAAAATATGTTTCACAGTCCGAAGTATATGACAAAGGGGTTAGATTGGTAGAAGAAAAAGGCGGATATGCAGAGATAGTAGCGAATACTATTTTGCATCCTGAAACATCCAGGAGGGCTAGCGTGCAGTGTTCTTTTAATGATCAAGAAAATGGAACCATCGTTGTTTTGACTCAGGTTTCCGGAGACGGACAAGGGTCGACTTATTGGATATCTTACGTCCATTCAGACGGCTCAATAAGCACATATCCTAATCCTGGATATTCTTGTTCGACATTTTCAGGATGGTATCCGTAATTAATCCCGGCCCTTCGGGGCCATATTATAATCTTTTTAAATCAAAAATGTAATCTTAATTATGACAAAACTAGATGACCTACAAAAGAAATATCCAAAATATTCTGTTGAATCTTGGGTTACTGATTATGGTATTTATGATCATGAAGCTAAAGAATTTATCGGCGTTCCGATTAATAGCTTTTTTGAAGCCGAAAGAACATTGCTATGGTTTCTTACATATCTTGATGAAAAGCTAAATAAAGAATTTAACAATATTCAAGGTTCTATTTTCCTTGATTGGGCACAGCAATATTTTAATGAAAAGACTCTCAATGCAGAAGTTTCTAAAATTTCGATGATGGAAAATTTGTGGAGCTATAACCCATTAATGAACTATTTAAGTTCAATTAATTTCAAAACTAAACTAAAATGGTTTTGTGAATTAAAAGGATATCATTTTGAGCCTAAAGAAAGAATTATCCGGAACATTTCCGGGAAAACAACTGAAATGATTTTAGTACAATCGGTCAAATCAACATTAAATTAAAATTATAATCAATGGCACTATTTACCAAAATAAACAAAACTACCATCAACTCAATATTATTAGAAATTAAAATTATTGAAAAATTCATTCAACCTGTTAGTGAAGGTAGTAAAGAAGCTGTAAGAATAAAAATGATTGGGGATGACCAAAAAGAATATTCTTTGGTTTTTTATGAGGAGGATCTTCAAAAATGTAAAGCCAAATTGCCAGAAAATCAAAAATTACATTTTTAGTATGAAATTTAAAATAACTTAAAAAATAAATCATGGAAGAATTTGAAGAAATGGAAATGCCAACACCTTGCATTCATTGCGGTGAAATATTTGATTTAAACGAGAAATAAACCAAATATTTTAAATTAATAATAACTACAATATGAGCGACAATAAACCATTATCATTTTACGGTCAAATAGATTATACCGAATTAAGAGAAGCCTTAAAAACAGGCAAAGTGAAGGCCACCTGGGTTGAATTTAAGAACAAAGGAAAACGCCTGATGGTTGATATCAATGTCTGGGTAAAAGAAGAGGCTGATCAGTATCAGCACAACGCTTCAATCCAGGTGCAGAATAAAGAAGAGTTCCAAAGTGACAACAAGGCATTCATTGGTAATCTTAAATATAAAAAGCCAAAGGCTGTAGAAGCTTCTCCGGAATCAGTTTCGGATGCAGTAGGCAGTGATGAAGATGACGATCTTCCGTATTAATTTTAAATTGTCTGAGAATTCTCCCGGTGATATCTATATCACCGGGATTTTCAACGGCGGAAAAAAAGTAATTTTTTAGGCTTAATTACGGAAAGCCTTACCAACCAAAACCAAATACGATTTAAATTAGCAACATGAAAACCTTTAAGATAAAAACACAGAATCATTTAATATTGGGAATAATCGGGGCGTTGAAGACCTGCTCAACTGGACAGGGAATACGGATCATGTATGATCTAAAAATTAACCGTGGAAATTACGATACTCAAATTGAATTCGTAAGAAAAGACGGGAAAGATATTAATGCTGTTGACTTCTTTATGTTAGGGTATATCGTAGGTAGGGATTATAATAACTAAATATAAAATCTGTAAAGTTTCTCTTTTCTTAGAATTCTCCCGGTGATGTTTACATCACCGGGATTTTTTTTAAGCGATTTTCAGGGGTTTAAGTTACATTTCCGAAATCCCTGCTAAAACAATGGGGACGGGCCGCCTTTCAATCCTCCCCACACCCCACCATAAAATTTATTTATTTTTGTAATATTGTAATAAAGAACCAAAAACCCCTAATTGTAAGGGCTTACAGTATATTTTATTTTTTGTAATACTTAATTAGTAATTACAAAAAAATTGTAATAAAAATGAGTATTACAAAACTCTTACAAATCCGATTTCGGGGTATTACAGGTCTTGTTAAAATTCAAATAACTGATAATCATTTAGTTATTACAAAATTACAGACTTACAAAAAAAAATCAATCTTTTAGTATTTTATCGTGTTATTTATAGTATCAAATGATATTTATAGTATCTTTGTGAAAAGACTAATAGATGAAGTCAGAACGTTTATATATCAGTAAGTTATATCTTATTTCTGCTGCTGACCTGTACGATGGAATTCAGGATGAGGAAATTATTTTTAAAACTCAAAATCTAGAACCAATTTACTTTACTCCCGGTACATGCTCTTATACTTGGGATCGCAAAAACACGTCTTCCGGATATTACTATATTAATGAAATAGTCTACTCGGAGCCGGGGCTTGGTGATCAGAATTCAATTGCAGAATTAAATAAGGCAAAAGCTCTTGTCGGAATCACTCAGAATGGAAGAAAAATAGTCATGTATAGAAATGATTATTTTAATAATCTTAAAATGGTTCCAGAGGTTGATTCTACAACGGACCGCACACGTATAAAATTTTCACTTTCCAGTTTGGATGTATTATAGAATGATAAGACTTCGCCCGATAGAAATTCCTGGTTACTTAATTCCTTTTATTTTGAAGGAATGTGACGGTATTTCAATTCTCAAAGATGGCGGAGAATATAAGCAAATTCTAATAGAGCCTAAGAGTGTTCTGGGACAATTCCTATACGCAAGGCTTAAAGATGAAAAACCGATCCGGGAATTTTGTCTGACAATCTATGCAAATACTGAAGGAAAAAAGAAAGTTTTTTCTACAGAAATAATAAATTTTTACAATGCAGCCGAATTCTCAATTGACTTGTCTTTTGACGATTTGGAATGTTTTTATAAATTCATTGATTCTTACTTCCGGACTTATTTTTGTTTCTTTATAAAAGGCTATTGTAAGGGCAATGTTTACAAAAGTAAGATTAAAAAGGCTATAGATGAGTTTTGTGATATGTATGATCTTTATGAGTATGGTTATTCACAGAACCAAATGCGAATATTATATTATCGGTATACAAATAATGGAGTTCTGTCGCTATTCCAAAATAATAATAAATTGAATTACGGCTTTTTTGGTGTAACATAATAATCTCTCTCTGAATTGGACTTTTGTAAAAAAAATTGAATGTCTAATTTCAGATTGAACGCGCGAAAACCGAAAAACAGTGCGGGGCTTCCGACGCCAAAAGGAGAGCTTTATCTTCTTTACATACAGGATATTATTTCGCTGCCTCCGGTAGCTGAAAAAGGAGTTCTATGTACTGGAGATATTCATTTAAAAAATGGACGAAGATTTCACATACTTTATCTCACTCCCAGCACTCAAAAAAGAAATATAAAATCTGACGGTGATGTTGATTCCAGAGGATTCAAAAAGAAAGTCTCCGGGAACTTTCCGGGGGATGATCTGGAAATCCACCAATTCGTTAAAAATAACATTAACCAGGGTTTTGTCATAATTATGAATTCTTATGACAAAACGTACCATCGCATTTACGGAAGCATTGAAAATCCTTTGTATTTCACCGGAGATTTTAATGATGATGATTCTGGAAAAGGGTATGAGTTAACATTTGAGCAAAATTTTGCGGACGAAAATCCACTTCTTTTTTACAACGGAACCATTGTACTTGATGAATCTGCAATTGAAGATCCAGATGTGGACTTTGATGGTCTATTTGCGAGGCGAGACGGCAGTAATTTAAATGATGATGAAGTTGATCAGTGGGCGCAATTGTTAGAAACAAAATTTATAAAAGCAGATTTTTTCCCAATTAATAACCAATGGTAATTTTATTTTTATGACAAATTTTTTAATTCCTATTACTGTAAATCAGCTGCCGCAAATTGCTGAACTCGATGGAAAACAAGGGATGTTTATTCTCCCCGATGGTTCGATAAATATCAATAAGAAAGATGGAACCTGGATGACGATCAATAAAAAATCAGACCACGCTGGAATATTATCCCCGTCCGATAGTATTTCTGTAGAGCCGGGTTTTGCGAAATGGTATTGGGCTGGTCCTGGAACATATGCTAATGCTGGAAACTTTGTTTTTGAAAAGTTTGGTGTTTTATCGTATAACGGATCTCATTGGCAGGGGCTTGAAGTGGAAATGCCTGAAGTTTCTGTTGCCGATGAATTCAAAATAGAAAATAATGAAGATGCTCAGGGCGCTCAGCAAATCAATAATTGGCTAATTAACAAAGTGGAAGGGGGTGAAGCAGGAGGATCTTCGACAGCAACCGAAGAAATTGGCAGCTTTGACAAGATCATAGGGGTTAATTCGGTCGGGAATGATTCAGACTCGTTAAATTATGTCTTTCCTGGGGTTACTCCTGATTTCGTTAAGTGTAAAACAAATGACAATATTGCCGATTCTATTCAGTCAGCAAGGATCGTGAAAACTGGACACGTGAACCTAGCCTCTTCTGGTCTATTTAAGTTTTGTATTGGCACTTTTGACGGAACTATTTTTCATACATCATGGATCTCTGAGGCTTTACAGGGTCTTGTTGGATGGAATGCCTTTACGTTAGAAAAAAAGCTTTTGCCAGGGCAAATTATTGGAGTAACTGGCATTACAACCCCTTCCGGGCCAACAGCCAGTATTCGATTTGCTTCAAATGGGGGGGCATCTGCTAATAAGTTGGTGCAGTATAGCACGGTAGTGGGTAATACGGATATATTTAATCCGGGATCTTATTACAGCCTTTATTTCGATCTTTACAATATTGATTATGTGGAATCGAGTACCGGAGAATTCAATCTCAAAAAAAGTGCATCAAAAATAGTTAACGATTTTGCAGCAAATAATTATAAGAGTTCTTTTTTTAAAAATCAAGGAGCCACAGTAGCTAACGCGGAGACCAATCAAAGCGCGGGATATGCTGTTGTGAAGTTGGGAAACTCAGTCAACCATTTTCTTGAAAAAATAGAAGTACGGGCTCAAACCGCTGGATCTTACAATATAGTTATAGGCTTTATTGATCAATGGAATAAGCTGATTGAAAAAAAAGTATTATCTGTTAACCTTAACGCAGGTATTAATACGTTAAATATCAATGATATTTTTGAAAAAGATGATGTTATCGGATTCAAGTTACCATCTAAATTTCCAGTCAACAATGCTGTGGGTTCATCTGCTAATCTTTTCGTTTCAGCAGATTATGGAAGCTCTCTTGCTCCGGTGCCTGGCAGTACTTTACCTATTAAGTTGTTTTTAAGTGAGTATATAAAATCTAACATTGCTACAAAATCAGAAGTTATTTCTGTAAAAAATGACTTGAGCGCAGTTGAAAACCAATTCATGAAGGATGGGAAAAAGGTGAAATTGATTTTCCAAAATGATGGGACGGTGAAATTTGAATATTCTTTAGGGTATTCAAGGACTTTATTCATGGGTAATTCAATAACCCTTAGTGTTCCTGATACTGGTCCAAATCCGGGTTGGTGGGGTACTTGGGGTATGTCCGCCTCAGAAAAGAACAAGGACTATTGTCACATATATCTGGCAAAAATGAAAGACTTAAATCCGGCAGCAACGGTTAATCCGGTTAATATTTCTTTATGGGAATATGTAGTTTCTACAGCCACAGGATCTAGTTACACATTTGATTATTCGACACTTGATGTGCATTTTACGAATGCTCCGGAAGTCATTTTCTTAAAAATTGGCGAAAATGTATCATGGAACCAGTATTTTAAAAACAGATTCAGAGATTTGATGGAATACATTATTCTAAAGAATCCAACAGCAATAATCAAGGTATGCGGGGTATTTTGGGCTAATTCAAGCATAGATTCGGATATGTCAGCTATTGCGGCCGAAAAAGGAAAACAATTTATCCCGTTAAGTCAATTGGATGTGCCAGGCAGTAGGTCATTTATTGGAGCTGTTGTGAAAGGCGATGACGGACAGAATCACACGGTGAATCTCGGAGGAGTAGCAGCTCATCCAGGTGATTCCGGAATGGCGACAATGGGGAATGCATGTTTTAATTCTTTGGGATTATAGCCGCAAATATCGCATGGGAAATATTCTGCATTCCAGTATTGCCCGGGTGAGCCGATATCCCATCAACCTTCCATTTTGATATGTCATTTCGGTTTTTATCAGAATGTGCTTGGTTGATGGGATTATTTGAAATTTTAGAAATATCAATGAAATAAGAGCTTGATTTTAAAGCAATCTCTTTTGATGTATTAAAATTTAGCGCACTCATGAAAAATGGAGAAATAACAAATTTGGTTTTAAATTTCTTTAAAAAAGTTATTGAGCTTTCTTTAAAGGCATTAGAACCTTCAACAGAAGTATTATCTCCCAATTGGTAAATTAAAATATTGGGATTAAAATTTTCTACCATTTTAAACTTGGAAAATTTTTCTGGGTTTCTCTCAAATAAAGACCAATTGGAACACCTGAGGATAATGTTTTTTTTAGGATAGTAGTTTTTTATGTTATTAAATAATAGGTGTACATAATCCTGATCAGAAGTAGCTGCTGCCATTCCTGATTTATGATCCCAACCTATATCAGAGGCTACACCGTGAGAGGTTATTGAATTTCCGACAATGAAAATTTTTAAAGTATCAAGTGAATCAACAGTATATAGCAATTCTTCGTATTTAGGCATTTCTACATTATTCATTGCAGAAAGTTGATCATGTTTACTACAGCTAAAAAGACATAGAGAAAGTAAAAATAGATAGTTTTTCATATGTGCGAATATAATAATTAAAAAAAACAATGATAAAAGAATTCATAATAAAAAATCTCCTTTCCATTCACTCTGGCGGAGTGGGTGGAAAGATTTGGGCCTCACTTCAGATCGCTGCAGTTCCGGCTGTCGGATTTACCATATCTGAAAGATTGTTCGGCTGGTATATAGAATCATACGTATTCATCTGGATGCTGGGATTCGCTTTAATAGCAGATCTTATAATAGGTATTTGGAAGCATATGAAAACCGGATCTTTTTCACCTAAAATGATGATCATGGGGTTTTGTCAAAAAATAGGGCTTGTAATTCTTGTTTACTTTTTGACTGAAGCATTCATTCAGATCATTTCAGACGCAGATCTTGATAGTGTATACTTCAAAGTGGCAACCAAGTTAATGATCTTTATTTATCCTGCCGGAAATGCGCTTGTAAATGTAGGTATCATTACTAACGGGAAATTTCCTCCATTGGGGTTTTTAACCAAGTTTGAAAAATTCAACAAGACTTTAGATGTAAACGTATTTAAGCAAAAAGACGATGAAAACAAAGATACTGATAATACTCCTGCTGAGTAGTTTTATTCTGAGCTGCAGGAGCAAGCAGAAAACCTCTTTCTATAGCAAAGAGGGCAGAACATATATTGAACGAGCGAAATTCGATTCACTGAAAGAAACCGCTGTCAAAGAATCCACTAAAAAAGTTACAGACAATTCTGTAAAACAGCAGAAGGAAGATTTTTCCGGAGATATTATCATAAGGGGCAAAAGCGACACATTAAATCCGCTGATCTTTCATAACGTAGTTTCCGGAGATACACTTCAAAGCATTTTGATCCGTGGTAAGGCTGACTACTATATATCCAATCACTACAAGAAGTCGTCCGAAGACAAGAAGGAAACTATCAAAGAGGAGAATTTAAATGTAATCCAACAAACAGCCCGGGATCTTGTATCAAAAAAAACAATAAAAGATGTAGCGTCCAAAGTTGAAGAGGGAACTAAGAAAATTAAGTCTACAGGTTTTCAGGCCGGCTGGCTAATTCTCATTGGCGCCCTTGGGGTTGTGTCGATCATCATATTCGGAATCTATAAATATTTAAAACGAAAATAATGGAATCACTTGGAATCGTAATAATGTTGGTTGGTACTAATGCCGGACTTTTGGCAATTGTTTATGAACTAAAGGAAATAAGAAAATCACTAAATAGTAAAAACAGAAAAAATGAAAACACTAACTGAACAAGACTACATAAATGCAGCTAAAGAATTAGGCTGCGAGGTTGCCGCAATAAAAGCCGTTGCTGAAGTTGAGAGCCGCGGATCCGGATTTCTTTCTTCTGGGGAACCGAAGATACTATTTGAGCGTCACCGGTTTTACAAATACACCAACGGGAAATACTATAATAAAAAAGAAGTTATTGACGGCAAGGAGATTGTTAACACTTCAAACAATGATATTTGCAATAAAACTCCCGGAGGCTACGGAAAAGAATCTGATCAACATTTAAAACTAAAAACAGCGTCAGCATTAAATCGGGATGCTGCTTTGATGTCTTGCTCGTGGGGTCGATTCCAGGTGATGGGAGATAACTGGCAAAAACTCGGTTACAAAACTCTGCAAGAATTCATAAACAAAATGTACGATTCAGAAGGTGGCCATCTGGATGCATTTGTCAGATACATTAAAGCTTTTGGACTTCAAGGGCACCTCCGGAATAAAAGTTGGGCAGCATTTGCGAAAGGGTACAACGGGCCCGGATATAAAGCGAATAATTATGATGTGAAAATGCAAGCAGCTTACAATAAGTATTCAAAATAAAAGCCTCAATTAAGAGGCTTTTATTTTTACTTAAACTGTTTTTCAATTTCTTCGAGATGTTCTTCTGTTGCCTCAGGGTTATTTTTAATAAACTTCTCTTTGTGCTCTTTCATTTTGTTATCAAAAATAATTTTTTGACCACTATTTAAAGAGCTGATTACTGCTTCAATTTTGCTATTTAAAGCATTTACGGAAATCGCTAGAGATAAATTATCATTCATATTTGAAATCCCACATTTGAGTGGTTACTCAAATTTACGAAACGGGAACTGATTTTCGCTCACGGTGTAATTAAGTATTATCAAAATGAAGTCAAATATTGAGTTTTCAGGGTTATTAGTTTTATCCTCGGCTACGGTCGGGGATTTTAACTTACATACCGTTGAGGCTTGATAAATTCTGGAAAAATTAATTTTGATATAAAAAGTATCGATTTATATTTTGTTAATGTTCGTATTTGTATCAATTTTGATGTATGAAATTGAGAGGTACCATAGTAGAAGAAACCAGTCCAAATTCGAATTCTATGATAATTCGTTTTAAGGATGACGAAAATAGACAGCACTTTGAAGTGAAATGTTCTTTCAATCCCCATGATCATCGTTTCCGGAAATGGGACACTATTGATATGGTCATTAAATGGGAAAGTGAAGTTTTTACAGATCCTAAAACCGGAGATAAATCCTATTTCACATATCTCACCTGCAATAAAGCTGTTGAATTTAATTCTCCGTATATCAAATAGGAAAAAAAATTACGGAAACCCGTAAAAAATAATTCTACAATTTAGACTTTTTAATGTAACAAACTTATTTTGTCCTCTAAGGTAGTTTTGCGATATGAAAATATTATCGGAAATAACTGGAGGTACGTGGCTATTTAAGATAGACGCTCCTGAGCAGCTGAAGACTTTGGTCAATACTGTTTTGGCCGGTGGCAGAATCAACGAAGAAACGCCAGAACTTTCGACCTTTTTAGGTGAAAAGCAATTTGACGAATCTACTGGAGAAACTAAGCTGATTAATAAAGTTGCTTACATTCCTATGGTTGGAACAATGACCAAGTATTCCGGAATGTGCATCAATGGAGCAGATAGAATTTGCGCTGAAGCGATGAAGGCTCAAAATGATCCTGATTGTATCGGTACTATTTTTCATATTGATGGCTATGGCGGCAATGGTGACGCTATTCCTTTATTCCAGGATATTGCCCCAAAATTAACAAAACCCCGCATCAATCTAATTGACAAAGCTTTATCAGCTCATTATTGGGTAGCTATACTCTTGGGGCAGTATAATATGCTTTCAAATGATCTTACCGCAGAAGTGGGTTCAGTTGGTGCGCAATATTCGTGGGAAAAATCTACTAACGAAATAATCATAGTTCGTCCTCCGGAATCTCAAGAGAAAAATCAAGATTTTATTGATGCTTTAGCCGGTGACTATTCAGCATTAGAAAAAAAGCTATCACCTCTCGCTAAAAAATTTCAAAGTTCTGTAATGGAGTCCAGACCCGGAGTAAAGATTGAACACTTGCAAGGGGCTACTTACTACGCAGATGAAGCAATCAAATTTAAACTTGCCGATTCGGTCGGGACAATTAATGATGCTTACAAGTGGCTTTTAGCAAAATCAGAAATACAAAAATTAAAGTCTAAATAAATATGAAATTTTTAACCATGTTGGCAGGGCTGTTAGGCCTTGCATCAGTACCGCAGAAAGATAACAAAGTTGATCTTTCTGACGAATTAAAAACAAAGATTGACGGCCTTTTAGGAACCGCGGAAGCTTCAACGCTTGTGGAACAGGCAAACTTAGAACTGGCAGGGGTTGCCGATGCGCAGACGCAACTTCGAGAAGTTCAGGGACAGTTGGCCACAACTACAGAACAAGCGACTGTTGCTAATGCTCAAGTACAAACGCTTACTCAGGAATTGGCAAACAGTCAGCAAGTGATTGCTCAACTGGCAGATTCTCCGGAAACAATCGTTGAAACTTTGAATGCTGTGACTCCAAACTTTGGTGCGGGTAAAATTATTGCTGTTGCAGGTTTCCTTATGGGTATGCAGGGTGCAGTATTTGCGATGGATCGTCCTTGGAATACTAGGATTGTTGCCGGAATGTCAGCTCCTCAAACTGACTTCAAAAGTGATTTGGTAATTAACACTTTAAATGAAGATATCAAAGGTTTTGTGGCGGAATATCCAACAAAGTTTGAAACCCTTTTTGAAAAAAAATACAATCTGCCGGATCTGTGGAAACAAAACACAATTTTTGGTGTGGCTGATAGGTTGGTTTCAGCAATAATTTCAGTTGAAGAAGTTACTCAGCCCAGAAAAGCTGTTTGGGTTGCAAAAGGAGGAGTGACAATTCATCCGGAAGTTATGGAGGTTCGTCCTACTCAAATTGATTTACAGTTTAACTACTGGAAGCTTCAGGCGCTGGAGACTTCTTGGATGCATCAGTTCAACAGAGAAGGTTCTCAGGCTTACAAAATGAGTTTTATTGAGTTCCTGATCGTTAAATATCTCGAGAAGGCAAGGTCTGAAGATGCTGATGTATTGGTTAGAGGTGTTTTTTCTGAAAAACCAGCAGATTATGATAAGCCAGTTACCTATTTAATTAGGAATAATGGGGTTTTCAAGCAGTTATTTGATGCTAGAGATATCACCCATAAATTTAGACCGTACTACTTGGGTGAATTGACTGAACAGAATGTTTGTGATTATGTAGATGCAGCTATACAAGCGCTGCCTCCGGATGTTAGAAATATGGATCTGCAGTTTGACTGGTCACCATATTGGATTAGAAAATACCAGACAAGAGATCGTGAAATTTACGGAGGTAATAATGATTATACCGGATTGGTTAAACATCCTCGTGACTATCCAAATATAGAATTTGTTCCGGTGTTACAAATGGAAGGTTCGAAATTCTTCTTTATTACATTTAAAGATAATGTGAAGCCGTTAGAATTTAAACCTGAAGAAAAATCGAAGTTAACATTTGAAAGGTTTCTTCGTGATGTTTATGCTTTTGCTGATTATAAGCTAGGAATCGGTATCAATCACATTGGTTTGGAAACTGCTGATGATAATCCGCTAAAATATGAACTTCAGGCGGTATGGTCTAACACGGAGCCACTTTTTGATAAGAACTTTTTCATTCCTGTTTTTGATTTCGGAAACGGAGTAGTTAATGCTAATCATAACAGAATTGCTCCCACGCCGGACTTTACTACAAATATTACATCCATCAAAGGAAATGTTGGCAGGTATCTTTTCATCAGAGGGAATATTTCTATGGCTGGAAATACCTTGGTGAAGAAAACTGCTGAATTGGTGCTTGCGTCAGATTTCGATTTGAAGTCCGGTGGAACCTTGACTTTGATCAAAGTGGGAGCTACCTGGAAAGAAATCTCCAGAACTGAAGCTCCGGAAACTGTATCTAATCAGATAGAGTTTACCGATGCTACTATTGATTATGCAGACTCAGATAAATTCATCTATAAGGGTGATGTTGCTGTTGATCTGGCTGAAATCAAAGGAGGTTCAGAAGGGAATACAATTAGAATTTTTGGCGGTGAAGCTGAAGGTTCTGCCTTAACTGTGAAAGATTCAGGGAATATTAATGTTAATTCTAATTATGTCATGGATGCTCATGCTAAATGGATTGACTTAATCTTCATCAATGGAACCTGGAATGAAGTTGAAAGAGGGTAAATAATAATAACCAAGAACCTCGCGAAGTATAGGTTAATCGCATTTTACTTATGAGAACAGATTTAAAAAAATCAAAAAATAATGCTGGTACTCCCACGCCTAAGAAAGCAAATGCTATTGCAGCATTAGTTGACGATATTATTTCATGGCCAACTGTTGATTCTGATGGCGTTACTTTAATTGGTAATTTCGGATTCAAACCAGGAACCAATTTTTTCAGAATTTACATGACGGCCCCAACGCAGGCGGCAACTTATGAATCTTCTGGAAATCCTGATGGAAAAGGAGCGATGAACAAATACATTGGCGAGCATCCAGGTACGACTAAAGAGGCTATTTCTTTCGTCAAAAAATTCATGGGAGAGGGCTTTGTGATCATTTATGGTGGTTGTGGTGGCGAAGAGGAAATGAAAGTAATGGGATCTGAATGTCATCCAATGGTTCTTTCTGTTGGAGGAAAAGACGATAAGGATGGCAATATTAACACATTGACTTTCGAGCAGGAACAAATAAACAGAGATTTCATCAAGTTTTACAAGGGTGACGTATCATTTGCTGAGCCAAAAGCTGTGGCCGATGAAAATGTAACACTTTCAAAAACTGACGGGCCGGTTTATCAATTGCCGACAGCAGTTGTTACCGCGGATATTGAATTTGTTGCATCTGATTTTGATCATGATCAGATTGTTACCTTGATCGGTGGCGGTGGTACCGCTCCTTTTGTATTGAAAAATACACCTGCTGGCGCTGTGCCGGTGTTTTTAAAAGAAGCAACGAATTGGATTGCTCTCAAGGATTCAGTGATTAATCTGAGGGTTGTAAAAGCTGATAAAACTTATTTAGTTGAAGCCTCCCGGAAATAATTAATAATTATCTAATAGGAAAGCCGCATTTATAATGCGGCTTTTTTGATGTAACAATAAAGCCTTCATATACGGGATATTTTTGCTCTATGGAACAAATAAATGTTTACGATGCTTTAAAATTAATGCGAAAACTTTCTTCTGAAAATTTTCCGTTCAGTTTTAGTTTCATAAGCTGTGATCGCTCAAAAAGATCTTCAGAAGGGTTGGTGATTGTTGAAGAGGCTATTTTGACTAAAGGGATGCCTAACAGTAAATCTAAATATGCTAAAAATCTTATTGCATATCAAAACCTGAAAACCGGGGAGTATAGACAATTTTGGATTCCGCTTTTAATGACACTTAATAATAATTTAAAAATCAGCCATGATAGAGTTTTTAGGAGATGACGCCATTGTCGGGGGACAGAGTGCTTTTACATTTGAAGTAATAGACAAAAAAAGACAGCAAAATGACCCTTATTTTGCAATGGATGTGTTTTCGTCTTCACCCTTTATGGCTGTCCATGGAGACTGGAGGGTTTTCCCGTATGGTGAAAATAATGACCTTCCGGTGCAAATCAGAAATATAGTATACTCGAATTCAATTGCCCCAGGTATTCTGAATAAGAAAACCGGAATGAACTGGGGGAAAGGCCCAAAATTATATGAAGAAATATTTGAAGAAGGCCAGCTTAAGAGAGTGTATAAAACTGATCCCGAAATTCAGCGATGGTTGGATACTTGGGATTATGAAAATTATATAGCAAGATGTACAACAGATTTTTCACATATTGAAAGCTGTTTCACAAAGGTGATTCAAAATAGGGGATGGAGAATTGGAAGGGCTCCAATGATTAAATCTTTAGAGCATATTTCGCCGGTTAGAAAGCCGATCGTTGCAGGAAAAAAAAATACGCCTACTCATATATTGTTAGCTCAGGAAGATTTTCCGGAGAAATATGATGCTTTTCCTTTTTTTGATAAGTACGACCCTTTTAAATATCCGCTGAGTATGAAGTATTCCAACCTTTATACGTTCGCATCTGCATTTTTTAGCATTCCTCATATTTTGGGATCTATTCCATGGATTATACAATCCACAAATGTTCCTAAGTTTCTCGCGGCGCTGAGTAAAAATTCAATCAATATAAAATATCACATCACCTCCCCAAAAGAATATTGGGATCAGAAAAGAGATGATATCAAAGATGAGTGTACTCTGAAAAATATTGACTACAAAGAATCAATGTTTAAGTCCTTCAAGAAAAAAATGTTGAAGTCAATAGAGATTGTTTTATCCGGGCTAGAGAATGCCGGGAAGTTTTGGCATTCTGAGCAGGTTCTTGTAGTTGAAGGGGTGAATGTGATTGAAATGGGGTGGAAAATAACGGTCATTGATCAGAAAATGAGTGATACTGTAAGCGCTCAGATTTCGATTGCTAATAAGGCGGATACGTCAACTGCTTCAGGTGTCGGTGTACATAATGCCATAGGAAATGTTTCTGATTCCGGAAGTAATAGTGGTTCCGAGCAGTATTACGCGCTAAATAATTACCTGCAGACAGGTATTGATCTTCCTGAAATGGTCATAATGGAGTGTATGAATGCTGCTTTAAAGGCTAATTTTCCGGGTAAAAATCTTAAAATGGGATTATACCACGATGAAACGAAAAGACAGGAAGATATGTCTAAGGACGAAAGAAATTTAAAAGTTCTAAGATAATGAAGTTACTATTTAAGCAGGAAGGATTTCCCCAAGATATTAAAAAGGTGATTGGTATAATCGATGCGGATTTATCCTGGGACAGATTGCGTCCATCACTTGAGATTGCCACAGATGAAATAGTTGATATCATTGGTGAAAATAATTATTCCACAATTAACGTAGAGACTGTGCCGGAAGGAAGTCAGAGATTTTTTGAATTGGTAAAATTTGCCATTGCCTTTAAAGCCTATATGCATTATGCTCCTACCGGAGATCTTGCAATGACCAATAAAGGAAGAACAATGAGGCGTGATGAATATGAGGTCGGAGCTTTTGAATGGCAGATCTCCAATCACAATGAATCTTTAGAGAGGTTTTTTTATAAGCACATGAATCTCCTTTTCAAATTCATGGTTAAAAATAACTTGATTATTAATCTTGAAAAGTATAAGCATGATGCCCTTATAGTGCCGACATTGGCTGAATTTGAAGCGCATTATGGATTAAACGAGTCTTATTTTTTATACTTAAATCTTTTACCTGGGTTAAGAGAATTTGAAGATCTTGAAATGCTTTCAAGAATTGGAGAAGATCTTTATAATGACAGAAATGCATTGAAGGATAAAAAAGTTCTGCACAACTATTTACAAAAATCTGCGGTTTATTACTCAATTGAATGGGGATTAAGGCACTTAGATATCCAGATGTTTCCAAAATCAATTTTGAGAAGTACAGAATCTTCCGAGGGCTCAAAATCTAAGTCTGCATTATTACCGACAGATCTTGCGCTTATTTTCGAAAAAGATTGTAACCGATATCTTAAGAAAGTAGAAAATGAAATGACGTCTTTCAGGGTGACGGTTCCTTCTGAAGATTTTAGACTGCCTGATTTGGACTTTGATGATGACGATAATTTTGTATCAACATGATAGCAATTGAAATACCTGAGAAAAATAAATTTCTCTATATGCCGGAGAACCTGGCTGAGTGTGATGCTAAACAATATGCAGATTTTTCCAAATTGCTTTGGATGGCGCAAGAAAAACAGATCAGCTATGATCAGCTGTGTTATATGGCAGTTTATCCACTGTTAAATTTAAGGAAATCTAAAAAGAAGAGTCCTGAGAAATATGAAAATATAATCAGGCTGTCTGAATATATAGACAATTTCTTCGATAAAGATGAAGAAGGAAATTTTACCGGAATAAAATTAGAATTCACAAAGAATTATCTGCCAAAATATAGGTTGTTTTATTCATATTATGGTCCTGATGATGGCTTTAGTGATGTTACTTTTGGTCAATACATTGATGGGCTTGATGAGTATATTTATTATTCAAAAACGGGAGATATTAAATCTCTACGAATGCTTTTTTCAATTTTTTATTTGAAAAAAAATGAAGTTTATAATTATCGCATATCAAAAAAGAGAGCTGAAGGTATTTTCAGATATGTTGATATCAGGCATTTATACGGTTTCTTTTTGTTTTTTTCATCAATGCAGTCTTTTGTACTTCAAGGTGAGATTATGGTTATGGGAAATCCTATTGATCTATCAATAATTTTTACGAAAGATGAAAAAGATACTTTTGAAAGTACCATTCCCGGAACAGGCTTCAGGAATATAATTACGGACATGGCAGAAAGTCAGGTTTTCGGTCCTTATAAAGGAGTTGAGAAAACTAATTTGTGGGTAGTCCTGATAAGACTTTACGAATTGAAGAAAAAAGAATTAGACGACAAAGAAAAAAATAAAACCAATGACTCCACTAGAGCTTAAAGAAATGCTTTCAGAAATAAAATCTGAAATTCCGGAAATTAAAAAGACTATTAGTCTTATCGATGATTCTGACCTTTCAGAATTCGCTTCTGATATGATAACTTCTGAAATGGCTTTGGTAGGAGTCATTCCATCTTATGAGCATGTGGGAAAAATCGGAGCGTTCAAAACTCTACCCATATTTCAGTTAGATATTGTTGAAAAAACAGATTATTCAGCGATTAATAACGACGAGTTTGTGGCATTATATGAAAGAACTTTGAAGGTAATGTTTAAAGTGCGTGATTTTGTTTTGGTAAAGATTGAGGACGGATGCTATCCCATGTTGAGTAATATTGATGTTACATCAATGACGATTGATCCTATAAAGAAGAAAGCGCAGTGTAACGGCTGGAGTATGGATGTCCTAACAGAATAATATATGTCACTATCAGAAAGAAGAACCGCTGATATCGGAATTATCGAAGGCTTATTTGTAACGAAAACATTACAAGAACAGGCCATCTCTATTCTTGCAGAAACTCAGCGTGAAATGAAAGGCTTTAGGTCTGCCCGATGGAATAAAAGAAGTATGAGTGTTAGCGGAGATACATTAACCTACACTCACAATATCAATTTTAGATTCTTGGATATGAAGGCACGGGTATCGAGATCTGGCTATAATCCTTCAACGACCAGAAGAAAAGCTGGGAAAGTAAAAAAGAAATCATTACCGATTCATAATAAACCAATTTTTAGGCATAAAAGATATATTCAGAAAAGAATATCATTTGGCTTTACAGATGAGATCAGGGGGATTTTTGAAAAGATGGCTCAGGAAAATAATCTTTTGAGCAAAACGTCCTCCAAAAATTAAAAAACTTCCTACGGTATTTTTAATTAGCTAAAAAAGCCACCCTAAAATAGAGTGGCTGATTTTTTTTATTTGAAATAGTTTTAATTAAGTCGCCAAATACGTCTTGTTGTTTTGGTTTCTGGTTTAGTTCTGAATATTTTTTCTGAAAGATAATTTTTTGCTTGAATTACTAAGTGATATTCAGTATTTAAAAATTCAAACGAGTGGCCTACTTCCAATACTGATAAAACATCGATATATCTATTCAGTTTACCTTTTGTAGAGAATGGTACATTTTTATCTATTTTTTCATCTATTATTTTTGTTCTGTTTTCAATAGATTTTAAATGAGCTTTTTTATAGACAATTTGATTTAAACTTTTATTTAATAATTTACTTAAAGATTCGTTTGACTTTTTTATGTTTGTTTTCAGTAACTTAATCTCTTGTTTTGACCAGTATTCAGATTTTTTTGTTATACCTAGCTCATATGCCTTGCTTTGAATTGAAGATATTGATCTGCCAAGAAATTCAGCTATTTCTTTAGTTGTTTTTTCGTGATAGTTGACTATTAAATATTCGATTTCAAATTCATCATAGTTTTTGGATAGTTGTGATAAACCGAGCCTATTTCTTTTTAAAGATACAGATTGTTCTGTTCTGCCTATTTTTTCTGAAATTTCTTTATTTGACAAAAGCCTGTTTTTTGATAAAAAGACGATCTCTTGGTCTGTCCAATAATCGATTTCAGACTTTGCTTTTATACCTAACTCAAGCCTCTTGATTTTTACAGCCTGATAACTTCTATTTAATTGCTCTGCTACTTCATTATTTGTCAAATCAACATTATTGAGAATTTTTAATTCTTTTTCTTGCCATGGGTTAGTGAATTGATTTGTTCTTTTCATAATTAAATTAATTTTGAGGTAAACTATCCGGCCTTCTCCCTAAAGCCGCCATCGCATTTTCAAAAGCTAAGTTTAGATCTGATTTATTTTCTTTATCTTCAAAAAAGAAATTAACTTTGATTGCCTGAGCAACTTTCATAAACGTTTCTAATGTCGGCTTATATTTTAAAAGAAACAGTCTGCTAATAGCACTTTGCTGCATACCTGTTAACTCAGCAATATCATTTTGAGTTATTTTTTTTTGATCAGCAATTTCTTTTAAAAGCAAAACGAGCAATTGCCACTGCCCGTTTTCTTTATTTTCGTTTTTCATATTTATTCTTCTGATTTTCTAACTGCTTTTTTAAACATGTCTTTAGCTTGTTTTCGAGTTGTGCTGCTAAAACTTCTCATAATACCATTAATTTCACCATTCACAATGTGAAAAGAATGAGAGCTACTGCCTTTACCAAAGCTTTTCACACTAAATGAAACACCTCTGTATTCGAAGTTTTCTTGAAGATCAAATTGTCCGTTTTCTAATTTTTCTGTTGCCATAATAATTTTTGCCGTATTAAACTGTTGCCGCCAGATTCTAAAATCAATGAGTTGGTTTATCTCTCATTTTCTTTTACAAATATAGTACATATTTGTACTATTTAACTTTAGTTAATGTTAATTATTTGTTAAAGTTATATTTTTAAATTATTTTTGGTGGAATAGAAAATACTTGTATATTTGTATTGACTCATCGCTACGGGCACAACCCAAGCAAATTTTTATCGATATAATAATCCCCCAGGAGTATAGGTGTAGTAATACCCTAACGCGTTCTCGTAACGGTGAGTCACCTCCCACGGGGGTATTTTTTATGTAAACTTTTAAATAATTGTCGTATGACTCACACAATCAATTTAGAAGATACTCCATTGAATATGGATGTTTTCCGTCTGGCCAGCGTCGAGGCTTTCAATAGTTTTATAGATAAACCTAAAAAATTAGATACACCATGCGAGTTTTTTCGCAAAAATAAACTTAGTTCTTTCCGGTATAAGATTTTAGAGCAAGGCGATGTAAGATTGTCTGTTATTTCACCTTCTGGTTCTGAACATTACGCTATACAGCGCAATTTCGCATTAGCATATATAAAACTTGTGCGTTCTTATTACTCAAAAAAATTTGATTTAAATCATGAGAAAAGAACTAATGCAACATGCTAAAGCTGAAAATGAAGTTTATTCAATACTTCAGAATTTAATTGTCGGAAATTCTCCGGAAGAATTGGAAGATATGATCTTCCATGTTTTCGAAGATGCTAATTTGCAATCGGGGGACCTGTCGCAGGAAGAAAGATCACTGCGATCAGAATTTCACATTGCAAGCAGAAAGATTTTAAGATTATTGTGCAAACATCCTGATCTGCTCAGGAAACTGAAAGATGCATAAAAATGAAGCCTGTTATTTTAACAGGCTTTTTTAATGTAACACAGCAATTGCTTGCAATTGTCAAAATTTGCACAAAAATAATTATGAGTAAAGATGTATTGAAATACTTAACTTCTGAAGGTTTATCGCCACAAGAAGAATACAATCAGGGCTTAGCTTTGTTAATGCAGAACCCTGCCAGCCGAAATGCGGTAAGGTCCTACAATAATAAAGGGTATTCCAAACAGGGCTTAGAAAACCTGAAATATGATCTGAAAAAATCCTTTGGCATAAAAGATCAGGATATCCGAAAATACAAGGAAGATATCACTCCTGTGATTGAAGAAAGAACCCTTGAAGGTTTCTTAGAAGAAAACAAGGACAGAGTTCAGGAACTGCTTTCTGAGATTCCGGAAGATGCTCTAAAGGGAATGAAGCTTTATGGGAAATACACTTTTTTAAGATCTCCAGATTGCCCGAATGAATTTAAAATTTTGGTAGGCGATGCGATCACTGCATTTGAAAATTACAAAGCCGGTCATGAAGAGCTATTTACTAAAGTTGCATCCTTGGCTGATCCGTTACTGGACGAAAATGAAATCTTTGAAATTGCCAATCAGGTTTTGGAGGATTTTGAATTAAACAGAGAGATTCATGCAGAACTTCAGCATTATGCCGACACTGGCGAAATACTTGGTAAGCATGAGATTTTCGCAGATTACAATCTTGCAAGGGAAATTTCAAAATTAACGGCAGCTGAACTTGCCGGCAGATCAAGTAACCTGAAATCTTACATATCCAAAGCAAATAAATTGATTAATACAAGTAAGAATCCGGAAGAAGTAGAAGCTGCAAAGGTTCGTCTTGCTAATCTTAAAAAAGAAAAAGCTTTGGTTGATAAAACCTTGAAAGCAAAAAAATAATTATGAAGCACAAATTTTTCAGTATAAAAGAGTTAAAAAAATCTCTGGAATACAATTCAGATTGTGAAAATGATCCTATAGTTGATATTACTCTGGAAATGCTTAAAAGTATAATTGCTTCAAAGAAACCGGTTCCTAAAAAGGGGCCGGCTTTCTTCTCTTATAAAGGATTAAATATGAACTGATGAGAGATTATGAGGTAAGACTTTCGCAGGAACAGCTGGAGGAACTGGAAGATCTGTCCGGTGCAGGATATTGCATTGATAAAATCGCTCTGTATTTTGATATTCCCAAAAAAACAATGAAATCTGAATACATGCAGGAAGATTCCTGGGTACGTTATCATTATGATCGTGGTATTTTATTGGTTGACGCAAAAGCGGGAATAGAACTTTCAAAAGGTGCAGCTACGGGAAGTATTACAGCAATACAGCAATTGGCAAAACTTAGAGACTCTCAGAAGCTTGAAGAATTAAGGAAAAGAATAATGTATGGCGAAGAGATTGACTGATTATAATTTAGGCGATTTATATAAATGGATTGAAGCCGGACAGAGTACATCTGCTCCGGAAGAGTTTATTCAATATGTAAATCTTTTGGAGAAAATTTACCAGATGATGAACCGGGTAGATATCTACGGTTCCAAAGAAGCAATTGTAAAACACTTGGTTACTTTTGAAGAATCTCTCAAGGGAAATAGAATTAAAGCTATTGATCTATATAATGAGTCTTTCGAATATTTTAATGCCGATGATAAGATATCCAAAAAAGCATGGAGAAAGTTTTATGCTGCAAAATTGGATCAGGATTATGAAATGGCAAGAGCAGTATCTAAAGATGCTTCTGATTTTGAAAAAGCTTCAAGAATTGCCGACAAGGCTTATAAGTTTAGACAACTTGATCAGGAAGATCCGCCTGAGCTTCCCAAGTCAATGTTTGAAAAACCTCTAAAGGTTTACACCATGGACATGAAACAGTTTGATATAGTAAATGAGGATCTTACCGATATTGAAAACTGGATAGACGAAAATACAAAAGAACTTTCCCCCAAAGCTATTGATAGAATAAAACAGGAAGCAATGATTCTGCCGATTAAAATATTTGATGATGAAAAACCAGACGGTTCGAATTGATTCGCTTTCGGTCTATGATGATGTAGAAGTTAGGTATTCCACTTGGCTCAAAATGATCACCGATCTTATGGAGCCGCAAAACCTTTTCCTTGTCCTTGGGAGGGGAACTGGAAAAACGACTGATTATCTTTCTGAAAGATTAATGAATATATGCTATGAGATGCCTCATAGTTATATTGCTTTGGTAGGAAATACTTACACCAATCTTTTAAAAAATGTTGTTCCTGCCATTATTGAAGGCTGGAATAGAAAAGGCTGGATTGAAGGCATTCATTACGTAGTAGATCAACCGCCACCGGATCACTTTAAAAAACCATATAAAACTCCATACGAGTATAAACATACCATTTCTACTTTTACCGGTAATTTCTTCAATTATATTTCCATGGATACACCTAGTTCCGGAGCCGGTAATTCTTACCAGCATCTGGCAGGTGATGAAACAAAATATCTGGAGAAAAATAGAATTGACAGATTGTTCCCAGCACTCCGTGGAGATGCTACAATGTTTGCGAAATCTCCTTATTATTTGGGAGTAACTTTCACTACCGATTATCCGAACATTATTATGCCGGGCGAATACGACTGGATATTGGATAAAGAAAAAGAAATGAAGCTACAGCAGATTAAATATCTATTGCAAATTTCTCTTGAACTTAATAAAACTTTGGCGGGTACGATCCGGGCAGCGAAAAAAAGAAACAAAAAATTATTAGCTACGCTTCAGAATAAGATGAAAAAATTATCTGTTCTGAAAACAAGACTTCGTGTAAATTCTACGTTTTTCTATAAAGCTTCATCTTTTGTCAATGTCAATATTTTAAGGCTTGATTATTTCAAAACGGCATTGGCTGCTCTGGGCGAAATAGAGTTTAATACCGCCGTACTTTCCCAGGCTCCGATGGTAGAAGCAGGCCAAAGGTTTTATCTGGCATTTGATAACCGTCATATTTACGAGGACGGGATCATCCGGGAGAATTACTACCGTTATCGGACTGGTGATGACGCTGAAACCTTTTCAACAGATCTGAAATATTGCATTCCAGATAAGCCTTTAGAAATAGGAGCCGATTTCGGAAATATGATTTCGATGGTAGTAGCTCAACTTCAGGGAAAATCAATCAGGGTTCTGAAGAATATTTTTTCTTTAAGTCAGAAAACTGAAAAGATATGCGAACGTTTCCTGAAGTTCTTTGCGCATCATAAAAAGAAAGTAATTGATTTTTATTTTGACAGATCCGCAAATGCCTACCAGGATGTAGGACGTGACTGGGCGAACGAAATGAAAAAATTTCTTGAAGCGTGGCCGGACGGAACTCCCACTGGTTGGACAGTAAACTTAATGTCAAGAAATCAGGGAAATATTGAGCAGCAGCTGGAGTTTAATTTTGTGAAAGCTTTAATGAATGAAAATTACAGAGAGCTTCCAAATTTATTGATTGATAAATATCAATGCCGTCAGCTTATCTCGTCAATGAACGTTGCTAAACAGATCGTGAAGAAAAATGCAAAAGGGATATCCAGAATTTACAAGGATAAAACTTCAGAAAAGCTTCCGAAAGAAAAACTGCCAATGTATTCTACGAATTTATCCGATGCTCTCAAATATCTTTTATGCAGACGTCCTTGGTTGAGAATTTACCAAAATAAAAAATCAACTTTCTCTGGTCCTGATGATTGATAATTTCGTAAATTCGTGATTATGAATCCACAAGAAGAAAGAAAAATGATAAAATTGAATGCCGAAGATGTGAAAAGAATATTAGGGTTTAAAAAGCTTTCATCACTTTATGATTTGAATTTTAAATCGAAAGAAAGTCTTGAATCTATTTCAGATGTTTTGTCTATGACGGATACTGCAGGACTGGTAAAAAAAGGGTTAGAATATTTTAGAAATGAATATAGATGTAGACCGGAATCTTATCCAGGTGATTATATTTTTTACGATATGTTTTCTGGTTCAATGAAAAAAGGATTTTCTTTCACTGAATCTTATGATAATTGCATTCGTATTATAGATAGAAATATGAAAATAATTGATTATTGCAGAAATCTTCCAATTGCAGCTCCTATAGACTGGATTGATTTATGAATAGGCCATAAATAATTTTGTATTTTTGCAAAAGTTGAAGTCATCATTGCAAAGCAATAATGATTATTTATAGACACTTCTACTCGTCACAGTAGGAGTGTTTTTTTTGTTCAAATTGTAAATCACAATTTTTTTAAGTTCAGCACTTGCAACTTGATTTTTTAAGCAAATTGTAAAAAAAAAAATGTGCAACATTGAGCGTTGTTGCATGAAAATACTTGGAAAAATATCTTGAAATATTTTATTTAAAATGCATCATTTATAGTGTTTTAGCAATGCTACATTGCAGTTGCTTTGTTTAATTTTTAAATCAATTTTCTGTTTTTCAAGGGATTTAAAATATTTATAAAAAAGTGCTTTTTGAGTCAAAAAAAAGCTAAAATCAGAAATTCAAAACTGATAGATTTTATCAATATGTTGAAAATCAACATTCTAACCTTCATGAATAAAAAATAAAAAAAGTTGAAACAGCTGCTGGCCGACGCCGCCAAGAATCGATTTTGCGGTTGCAATCGCGCAGATTGCTGGAAATATGGTCAATTTAGCCGAAAATACCCCTGTAGAATGCCCTGTAGGGCCGATTTTGCAACATTTAGTGATTTATGAGAGGTTGCCCTATTATCAGTATGATGCACAGGTAGTTATGCTCGTGCCTATTTTGATGTAACGTAGGTTGTACGATCATCTGCCTAACATTGCCAATAAAAAAAGAGATGGCAAATGTGATTTCGGATGAGATACTTAAGCTTAAGATAATTGTCGATGGCAATGAGGCTCAGAAAAGGGTGCTTGATCTTGAGCAGGCCAACAAAGTATTATCTGTAAGACTTAAAGATCTTATTCAGCAGGAGAAGGAGTTGGATAAACAACGTAAAGCCGAAGAGAAGATATTAAAGTCCAATACTGATAAGATCGGTAAGTATAACACTAAGCTTAAAGAAAGTGAGCTTTTCGTCATCAATGAAGTAAAAGCCTTACGACAAAAACAATCTGCTTATGAACAGGGTTCTAAAGAGTATGAGAAGCTACAGGCACAGATTGACAAGGTTAAGCAGAAAGCAAATGAAGCTGCAAAAGCGATTAATGATGAGATACAAGGTCTCACGTCCCAACAATCTAAATTTCAGGAAAACTTTGATAAGGCTAACACTGCCTATAAAAACCTGCGTAAAGAGATCGAAGCTACCAATGAAGCATTAGCAGACAATCGATCAAAAATTGATGATGAAATCGGTTCCATGAAGATTATGGACATGACAACTGATCAGTTGACCAGAAGAGCGCGAGACCTCAAGGATGCAATGAGGCATATGACTGAGGGGGAAACCCTTACTAAGACAAGAGATGAGCTTCAGGAAATTAATGACAGGATAGCTGAATTAGGTTCCGGACCAGAGGAAGGCGCTTCCTTCTTAGACAGTTTCAATGAGTATACGGGCGTAATAGTAGCGGCCGTTGCTTCAGTTGCAGGATTCTTAATGAAAATGCAGGAAGTCGTTGATCTAAACAATGAATTGGTAGATGCTCAGACAGCAGTTGCTAAGACGACAGGGATGACCACTGAAGAGGTAAAGGACCTCACAGCCGCATATAATGATTTCGACACAAGGACTAATCAAATTGATCTTCTTAAAATTGCTGAAATTGGAGGCCGTCTGGGGGTACCAAAAGCTGAGATCCAAGATTTTACCAAAGAAGTAGATAAAGCTTATGTTGCTTTGGGCGATTCTTTTGCCGGAGGTGTTGAAAAAGTAGCGGAAAAAATCGGTAAAATCAAAGGGCTATTCAAAGAAACAAAGGAATTAGGTATTGCGCAATCAATTAATGAAATTGGATCAGGATTAAATGAACTCGGAGCTGAGGGAGCGGCATCAGAAGAAAATATTGCAGATTTTGCTTTAAGAATGGGACAGTTACCTGAGGCATTAAAGCCAACAATAGCTGAAACCTTAGCCTTGGGAGCTTCGTTCGAAGAAAGTGGTATTGACGCCGAAAGAGCCTCGTCGGGTTACATGACTTTTATACGTACTGCAGGAAAGGAAACTGCCGAGTTTGCCAAAGTAATGCACATTTCCCAGCAAGAGGTTGAAAAGCTTTTAAATGAAGATCCTCTACAGTTTTTCCTAAAATTCTCCGAAGGAGCTAAAGGTTTAGACCCTGTAAAATTAGCCCAGATATTAGATGGCCTTAAATTGAATAGCGGAGAAGTCATTTCTGTAATTGGAGCTGCATCTGAAAACACAGACAAGTTTAGAAAGTCAATAGAGCTTTCTGGTCAGGCTATGGATGAAGCCACATCCCTACAAAATGAATTTAATAAAGTAAATAATAATGCAGCTGCTATTTATGAAAAACTACAAAAAAAGTGGAAAGAAATTTACACCAGCGAGAAAGTAGCAAAAGTTTTGGCTGCATTAATCCAGACAATAGGTAAATTATTGGGTGTTGTCGAAGATAGTACCGGAAAAGTGACTCTTTTTAGGGAATCGATTCTATTTCTCACTAAAATACTTACGATTGCCGTAGTTTCTATATTTTCATATAATACTGCTTTGGCTTTATCTGAATTGACTCTTGCTAAAGTTAAGGAAAGATTACTTGCTTATACGATAGTTCAAAAGGCCAGTAATTTATTAAACCAAGCAAGTACAGTCCTGCAAAATATTTGGAATGTTACTCTTGGTTACAGTACGCTTGCATTAGCTCGATTAACCGGATCTACCAATCTTCAAACTATTGCGCAGGAAAGGTTAAACCTTGTTACGGCAGCTAATCCTTGGGCGGCGGTTGTCACGGTAGTGATGGCGGTCGTAACTGCTTATATGCTATTTAAATCAAGCGCTGAAGAAGCGGCCGCCGCTAGCACTAAACAAAGCAGAGCGTTGGAATTGCAAGGTGATATTTCTAAAAGAATCAATGATGAAGAGTCTAAATCTGCTGCCGAACTCAAAACTAAAGTTGAACCGCTAATTAAAGTCTTGAAAGATAAAAATACGCAATTGAGTGAGCGTAAGAAAGCGTATGATGAACTTATCAAAATTGCTCCGGAGTTTAAAGGAACTTTGGATGCTGAATTTATTGCAACTTCTAAACTTGATCGGGTTTATTCGTCTTTAATTGACAAAATAAAAGCTGCGGCAAAAGTTAGGGCGCTACAGGCAATCTTAGATGAGCAATATCAAAAAAGGGAAAAATTGGCTGGTAAACAGGAAATTTTCAAAACTACTCAAGAGAAAAATAAGACTGATAAAACGATGCTCAATCCTGATGGTAGTGCTAAAGCAGGAATTACATTAGTTGATGGTCTTGTAAAAAAAACAAATAAAGATTTGGAAGAACTGGATGGAAATATTGATGATATTGTTAAGAAAATAGCGGATGCTAAAGTTGAAAAAACAGATCCCACATCAAATTATACTCCTCTTCCTGATAAAGAAAAGAAGAAAAAACTTACTGATGAAGAAAAGGCGGCTCGTAAAGCTGAGAATGCATATCAGGCTATGCGCAAGAAGATTCTTGACCATGCCGAAGACTATGACCAGAAAGAATTAGAGTTAGAGGCTCAAAAACAAGAAGCTAACGCAGAACTTCAGAAGGAGGGTTATGCAAAAGAAAAAGCACTGTTAATTGCAGAACGTGATAAAAGGCTTGCAGAACTTGAAAAACAGAAATATAAGCAGTCGGATTTTGACGATATAGACAAAATTATTAAAAGAGAAAAAGGAGATCTTCAAAAACAGTTTATTGCAATCAAAACTCAATGGTTAAAGGAAAACAAGCTTGTTGAAGATACTAAAATTGCAGAAAAAGATAAAACTAATTTTAAGCTTCGTGCATTAGATGATAAGTATACTGAAATAGGTCTCAAAAAAGATGAAGAGGATCTTCAAAAGCGATTAAATTTAATAAGTAGAGAACAAAATCAAACATTATCAGCTAATATCTCAGTAAATCAGCAGAAGGAATTTCTTGCGTCGAAAGGTTATACAGAAGAATCTTTACAATTAATTAGTAATTGGGAAGAAGGGAAGGCCGCGATTGAAAAGTATTATCAGAAACAAAGTCTGCAGGAGCAAGTTACATTCTTCCAGGAACAAATTGCCATGTTTGAAATGGTTGCTGATCTGGCTCCTGAATTTCTTACTGAAGATCAGCTTGAGCAGATCCAGCAATACAAAGATAAATTAGCAGCTATCATTGGTGATATTGCTAAGCTTAAAAAAGGCGACGAGCAAAAACTTGGGGGGAAGCTTGCATCATTTGGAGCCGGTAACGCAGATTTATTTGGTCTTACTCAGGATCAATGGAAAGCTATGTTTACCAATACCGACAACCTTTCTGAAAAAATTCAAAAAATTGGTGCTGCAACTCAGATTGCTCAGAATATGTTTAGTGCTTATTCTGGATTTGTTCAGGCCAATGAGCAAAGAATGCTTCAGAAAATGGAGGTTTCCAGCGATCGAAAAAAGAAAAAATTAAAACACCAGCTTGATTCAGGCTTAATTACTCAGGAGGCTTATAAGAAGGAAACAGAGCTGCTTGATGCTGAGTTAGATAGAAAAAAGGCTGAGCTTGAATATAAAGCTGCTAAACGTCAGAGAGATTTGCAAATTGCTCAAGCTATTTCTGGTGTTGCAATGGCGGTAATAAATGCCGCACAAACACAGCCATTTTTTCCATTGGGTTTAGCTATGACAGTTTTAGCAGGTACAATGGGTGCGGTTCAGTTGGCAACAATTATGAGCACGCCTTTGCCAAGCGCTCCGGGCGCAGAGGATGGTCTATATCCGGTCCTGAGGTCGCAAGACAATAAATTATTCAATGCCAGGCGAAGGTCATCGAGAACAGGCGTTTATGATGAGCCAACGCTATTGGTTGGTGAGGCTGGTCCCACAATGCCGGAATTAGTTGTTAGTGGAAAAACTATGAAGAAGATTGATCCTAACATCCAAAAAATGTATATGGAAGAAATTCGAAGAGTTGAGGGTTTTGAAAATGGACTTTATCCAAAACAAACTGTTTCATCCGGAAGTGATGAAATGTTAATTAAGGCGTTGGAAATTATCAGAGATAATACAGAAGTAATGATTTATTTAAAAAATAACGGTGTAAGAGGCGTTTTTGAAAAATCTGCTCGTACTGGGAAAGATATTAAAGATATGACAAACGAATATGATAATTTATTAACTAAAAACAGACATTAATATGCCAGAACAATTTCCAGAAAATCCGTATTCTCCTGATTATATAGAAGCATCAACACTTACCACCTCCGTAAATTGGCAACATGGTAACGCATTGCCTGCTGATGTAAAAATTAATGTAGTAGCGTCTCATCAAAGTTTGGGATCTTATGATTCATTTAAAATCGATTTATTTGGTAATGTTAATAATACAGCGATTTATCCAATAGATATTACTGACGGAAACAATATAATTTCCGAATTTGTAAGTGCAGGTGGATATTTCAACAAAAATGCATTTATAAAATTTAAAGACTTAGGGCTTTTAGATGCTGGATCATATCCAGTAGAGATTTTTTTCACCTATTACGGTATTAATAATGGAATGGCGGTCTATTTGACTGAGGCGGCTGTTTTTTTCACGTTAAATGTGCAGGGAGTTCCTGACAGCATAACTACCGATAAGGATGAATATACTTTAATCTTTAATAGGCAAAACAATAGTCTGACAGGAGATTTAAATATAAATATCAATGGGAATGTTAATGATAGCCCGTTACGGTTTTTCAATTATTTAGAAATCTTTAAAAATGTCGATCCTATTCTAAATAATTCAGTTGTTTTAGAAGAAAAAACTCCTCTCATATCTAATTCAAATCTTCCTCTTGAGGGTGAATATGAAATAAGTTCTGCAATCTTTAAAAAAATTGTTGGAGGACCTTATGTAAATGTGAAATCGTTTCTTATTAATCTAATTGTGGTTAATGGAGATATGATGATAACTCCTAAGAATCTCAATTTTTCTTTGATTCAAACAGCAGGAGAAGTAAAAGAGGAAGTATTAAAAATAATAAATCCGTATAACAAAGATTTTACAATAGAAGGACCATACTGGCTTGAATTTTCGATAGATTCGGGATCTCAATCTGAAGAAGTAACTATATCAACTTTAAATTCTTCTAACTTACCTATAGGCGATATTAGTGATAATATTTTGATAAAATATGAAGATAAAACAATAAGCATCCCTGTAAGTTTATCTGTGATAAGTTTTATTTTTCTATCAGGAATGGAGACCTATAATTTTTGCTTAGATAATAAAATAATAAACTTTATTAAACGGGAATTAACCGCAAGATATGTGAAGTCTACATTATCTATCAAATTTCAAAGTGAAGATGAAACAGTAAGTATGGTGGTGCCGCTCACGGTTCCTTATTATAATGAAAGGGCTTCTTTTGATTTAGGCGGCAAAATTCACCAATATTTTTTAAGATTGAAAAAAAGCATACTTAAAGAAGAAAAGAAGCCGGGGAAATTTGACAATAAATTATGGATGTATCCTGCGGAAGTTAAAATTCTAGTTGAGGAATTGGATGTTGATTATAATGTTGTTCATGCAGAAAATGTTGCAGCAATATTTTTTTATCCTGGTAAAAAGCCTGCAGCATTTCCGTTGCTTTCTAATAATTTGATAAAACAGAGAGTTGCAGGATCTAAATATATTTTCACTTACATCCAAGGCTTGATTCTGCCGAATAAAATAGGAATCGGAACCCCGAACGTTTTACCGGATGGATTGGTTACACGTGTTAAAATCGAAGATGATGAAGAAAAAATAATTTTTCCACGAAAAAAGATTTTTCAAATCACAGATGATAAGCAGGTTGTCTATTATACCATTCCTAATAATGGACCTCAGGTAATTAATCTGCAATATGAAAATCAAAATCTTTGCCCCGAATCATTCAGTTTCACCGGACATCTGAAGAAAACTCCGGAATACAGTCACGTTTACGATCAAAACGTTCTGTCTTCTATTAAAGAAAAGTACGACGTGACTAAAATCACTACCTGGACTATAAATACAGGATTTATTCTTGAAAAATGCACTCAAATAATTGATGAGATCATCATGAGTAAATTGTGTTATGTTGAGATTGATAACGTAATTCATAGAGGTTTTGTTGTTTCTCAAAAAATCGTTGCGGCTGACACTAGCTTAGAATTAATTCAGTTTGATTTAGATTTTATACTACTACAATAATGGAAATAAAGTTTTATACAAATAAGGGAATTCTTGATTTATCTAATGTGAAATTTAGTACACAGGAGCAAAATTCAATGATGAGTGACAGGGTTTTTACTAAGTTCTTTTTTCCTTTCGTAATAAATGTTGATGATCTTTTTTTTCAAACCTTTGGCGATTATCTGAGTGATGAAAGTAAGGATGTGGAAGTTATCATTGAAGGTCATCTTTTTCACGAAAACAAAACATATAAGGCTGCATTAACGATTGAAAATGTTGAAGGTTATGTATTAACGGGTCAGATTGATTATGGCTTTGAGGAGATTCCGAACTTTGATAAAAAGTTAAGTGAACTTCCTTACGAAAAATTCAAAGTTGATGATATCTATTCATTTGCTGAAGGAATTGTTTTGAAAAAATGGCCCCAAACTAATTATAATTTTCCAAGGATTTTTACTAAGAAATTTGTTTCTGATGATATATGGGATAGTTTTGATGGATATTATAATGATAGTACAGTTGAGAATAGTCTTCCGAAAATGAAAAGGAACTATATTGATGGGTCTGGAAATATTTTCAATGTAAATATTATACATCCTTGTCCTCATCCAATATATCTATTAAAGGTAGGTTTTAGAGATGCTGGCTTTGATTTATTAGGAGATGTTTTATCAGATCCTGATCTCCAGCAAAGGTGGGTTTTTTCAGGAACAGATTATTTTACTATGAAATCTCAGACAAGATTGGAAGCGAAGGCCACCCAGATGGATTATTACGAAGATGAGCCTGCTAATTTATTGATAAATGGGCATACTTATAAAATGAGAAAGCGAAAATATAGCAGATCATTTTCCAATCTTTTACCTGGTAATTATAAGATAAAAGGCTCATTTCGAATTCAATCTTTTTATGGCAAAATCATTTGTAGAATTACTGCTAATAATACTGTAGTGTGGGAACATGATGTGTATTATACTCAAGGGTTTCTTGATAAGGTTTTTCCTATCGATATTTCTGTTCCATTAAACTTAACCTCTAATGGTATCAATTTTTTTGTCGAGTATATTCCATTAAACTATGATGCATCTGATTATGATGTGATAAGTTTCAGGCTGACTTCAGACGTTTTAACGGATGATAACGCGAGTGAAGAAGATACTAAAGTGGTTAACAATCTCAATGAGATAGATTTAAGCAGAGCTGTTCCTGAAATGACATTTGGCGATTATGTAAATGGGATAAAGAACTGGTTTAATTATGATATGGATGTTGTTGGAACTAAAATTTACATGAATAGATTGGGTAAAAATGAGCCCTCCAATGTTCAGGATTTTAATGAGTTCTCAATAAAAAGCCCAAAAAAAACATTTCTTCAAAAGAGATCATTTTTAATTAAGTTTCCGGACCTTCCGTCGCCTTATAAGTTGGACAGTATATATTATGATTATAAAGGTGTAAAATTGAATGGTCTTAAAAATGAAAATACTACAGAGGTTGAAATAAATGGATATCCGCTTCCCGTCGCAAAACCTAAAGAAATTAGTGCGCCGACGGCTATTGATGCGTTGGAATCTTCTGATGTCATAGGATTGGTTTTTTATGATGGGTTAATCGACGGACAAAATAATTCGAAGAATGTTCCAGGATGTTCACATCCTGAACTTTTCAATAAAAACTTCTTACAATGGCTGCGTCAAAGAACTAGAGGTGTTCAGTATCAATGGCAAAAAGAAGTTAATGCCGAGAGTTTTAGCCAGGTGAAAATTAAAAATCATATTTTTTGCAATAATAACGTTCATCTGATTGTAAGTTTAAACAAAGATAAAGTTGGTGACAATACCTATCAAATAGATATTGTCACCGAAACTATTAGCTAATCCATTATAAAAGAAGCCATATTGGATTCTTTTTCTACAATGTGAACATAAATCATAGTTGTTAATATACTTGAGTGATTTAAGATTTGTTGAAGGTCTCGTACATTGCCACCCTTACGAAGAAAGTTAGTGGCAAATGTATGACGGCCGGTATGCATTGATACATTTTTCTTAATATTTATGGTATTCAACTTCATTATGGTTTTCAATGTTCGATTGATAGATTCAGGTGTGATTTGGTTTACAAATAATGCTGGATGTCTTTCAATAATAGCTTTGGCTGTATTATTGAGCACAATCGTATGTGGCTTATCTGTTTTTTCAGAATGAAACGTAACAGCATCACCTCTAAAATCAATTCGGCGTAGCTTTTGTATTTCCGAAATTCTTAAGCTTGTATAACATGCGAAAAGAAAATACCCTAAAGTCAATAAATGCCCTCTATCAATGGTTTCACTAAAATAATATTGTTTTAAAATTTCAACTTCATGAATTGTTAAATTAGTTTTTGATCCTTTCATTGAACCGACCTTTAGGTCGTCAATGTCAAAATTTATAAATAACCCGTGTTTCTTTGCGAGATTGATATACTTTTTAATTGTCTTGATGTTGCCGGCAATTGTTGTCTGTTTGTTTCCTTTAGAGTACAAATACCCTTTATAATCTTCAAAGAAGCCCAAAGTCAAACTACTGAAGGGGATTGGATACTTATAATTTTCAAGCTTAGTGATAACGCTCCTTGCCATCCGTTTTGTAGAATCTTTTGTTGGAACCTTTTCTATATGGTGTTTTGCAAATGATATGAAATCATATTTTGGAGTTTTATTAAAGAATTCATTCCTGAAAGTTTTTATATCTAAATAAGCGGAACGTGATAGACGATAATGCGTTTTGATTTCTGTTGTTTTTGATTCCATATTATCAAGGGAAAGATTGATATCTTCAGTATCAAACTTCTTTTTTACTCTACGAATGTTATTATCCCATCGTTCAGGATCTATATAAAGACCGGTTGGAATACGATCTCGTTCTCCATTGATGGAAACATCATAAAAAATCTGGCACTTGCCATCTTTTCTTTTGTAATTGTTCAGATAAAAATGTGCGGTAATTGTCATAAATTTAGTATTTGTGACAAGCTTTGTGACAAGGAATGAAGGTCGGTTTTGAGTCAT